TTAGCACACCAGCACCAAAGCCAGCATCTACTAAGAAAGACGAGGAATAATCCTAATGGCTGTATTTCTAAATAACAATGTCGGCGTTAAGATTAACACTGTTGATCTTAGTGACCATGTAACAGCAGTTACAATCAACCGCGTATTCGATGAACTCGAAGTAACAGCGATGGGTGATAACTCACACAAGTTCGTAAAGGGCTTGGAAGCATCTACTGTAACAATCGACTTCCTCAATGACACAGCATCAGCGAATGTTCTAGCAACACTTCAAGCTGCATGGGGAACAACTGTGACTTGCGTATTCCTACAGACAAAGGGAACAGCAGTTTCTGCTACAAACCCACTCTACACAGTTTCATTGCTAGTCAATAACACAACAGACATCAATGGTGCTGTTGGCGATATTGGCACACAATCAATCACATTTACTGCAAACTCAACTATTGCAGTAGCCACAACAGGCACTTTCTAAACAACTAAACAAAGGGGCAAAGCATGGCAAAGTTAAAAGTAACAAGGGCAGATGGATCAGTTGGAGAATATCCAATCACTCCATTGGTGCAGTATGGTTTTGAGATTTACGCTAAGAAGGGCTTTCACAAAGCGTTCATCGAAGATCAGAAGCAGAGCGATATCTTCTGGCTAGCCTGGGAATGTATCCGCCGTTCGGGTGAAACTGTTAAGCCATTCGGAGAGCAATTCATTGAAACCTTGACAACAGTCGAGGTCTTAGATGATGACCCTTTGGCTTAGGGCGCGACTCGATCACCTATCTGATTGCTAAATTAAGTGTCAGACTCGGGATCGCGCCACAACAATTATTAGAGCTAGATGAAGTAATGCTAAAGAACCTAATCAAGGTTCTACAGGATGAAGCGAAGGAGATGAAAGATGCCAGCAACAGTAAAAGGCGGCGTTGAACTTCGCAAGGCACTACGTAACTATGCTCCAGAATTAGGCAAAGAAACACAAAAGGAAATTTCCAACATCCTTAAGCCTGTTGTCAAAGAGGCTCGAGGATTTGTCACAGGCTCGCCATTGAGCAACTGGGCGCGTGAGGGTGGCAAGTTTCCTGTGTTTAACGCATCTATTGTAAAGCGTGGCATTGGCTACAAAACAACGCCATCTAAACCTAATCGTAAAGGCTTTACTGCCTTAGCTCAGATTCGCAATCGTTCTGCCGCTGGTGCCATCTATGAAACAGCAGGTCGCAGAGCGCCTAGCACTAAGCCATCTGCTCGCCCTAACTTTGCAGAATCAATGGAGCCACTTACAGGCTCTGGCAAGAATCGTGGACGTTTAATTTATCATGCGTGGGAGAATGACCAAGGCAACGCTACAAAGGCTGTGCTTAAGGCTATAGATACCGCAGGTAAAAAGTTTAACGCGACAGTAGGGAAGCGATAATGGCCAATGTAGTAATTGATATTGCAGCCCAGTACACAGGCAACAAGGCATTTAAGCAAGCTGAGACTGCTACACAGAAGCTTGAGAAAAGCGTTGGTCGATTAGGTAAGCAATTACTCTCGGTCTTTGCTGCTGGCAAATTACTTCAATTTGGTAAGAACGCTGCTAAGGCTTTTGCAGCTGATGAGAAGGCTGCACGATCTCTTTCATTAGCTTTGGCTAATACAGGCAACGCCTTTGCAGCCATTGAAGTTGAGAAATTTATTGGTGATTTACAACGCGCTACAGGCGTACTCGATGACCAACTGCGACCAGCCTTTAGAACTTTACTTACAGCTACAGGTAATGTTAAGAAGTCACAAGATGGCTTAGCTTTAGCGCTTGATATTGCAGCAGGTACAGGCAAAGACTTAGGCGCTGTATCTATGGCGCTTGCAAAAGCTTATGGTGGTCAGACAACAGCTCTTAGTCGTTTAGGTGCAGGCTTATCTAAGGCAACCCTTGCATCTGGTGATATGGATGTCATTGTTGGAGAACTTACAAAAAAGTTTCAAGGCCAAGCTCTAGCTGCTGCTGATGGTTATTCAGGATCAATGGACAGACTTAAAGTTGCGTCAGAAAACGCTAAAGAGATTATCGGCAAAGACTTACTTGATGCAATGAAACTTATTGCAGGCGATGAAGGCATCGGCGGAGCAACCACAGCGATGGAAAGCTTTGCTACTGAGATTGGCAATGTTATCTACGCTACTGGTGTTCTTGCTTCTAAATTAGACAACCTTAGCGTCAAGGGAAAAAGTTTTAGAGACATATATGGAATTAGTCTTGGTGAATTATTTAACCCGCTTGGTGAATTTACTATTCTTGGACAAATAAGTCGCTTTGGTGCTAGAAGTAAAGCATCATCAGCAATTACTCCAGCGCAATCTCCAGGTGACCGCAAGAAGATTGAAAAAATAAATGCTGATGCCGCTAGAATCCAGAAGCGACTAAATGACTTAAATAAGATTGATACCGACAATACAGTTCGAAAGATTACGCTTACAGGCGATCAGTTAGCATTACAGGAATTAGAGAAAAAGTTTGACGTAGAGCGCATTGGATTATTTGCAGCTCTCAATCAGGCAACAGATAGCGAAACACAGATGCGATTAAAGTCGCTTATTGCTATCCATGACCAGAACGCAGCCCTTGCTGGTCAGATTATGAAAACCAATTCAGCGGCTGACGCTATGGAAAACTTTGGCAAAGCCATGTTTGGCGCATTAGATGTGATGCTCAATTTTGGCAAGTTTGCTCTAGGCGAGCGCGACACATTGAGAGCAATGGGAATAGGTGTTACACCAATCTCACAGGGTTTTCAATCTTTTACGCCTCCTACAGGCGGTTATGAGGGCTTCGGTAGCGGCATGACCAATCTAGGTACAAACAACTATGGCGGTCTAGCAGGTGCAGGACAAGCTGGCGGTGGCGGTGCGCCTGTGGTCAATGTTGTCATTCAAGGCTCAGTCACAACAGAGCGTGATTTAGTATCAGCAATTACTCAAGGTATTTACAATAATCAGGCTTCTGGTATTCCGATTAACTATAGTACGGCGTACTAATGGCATTACCAGCAACCCTTTCAGTCAAGATAAATCTATCGGGTGGAGCATCATTTGGTAACCCATTTATCTTGGGTACTTCACAGTTAGGCTTCGCTGAGCTTGCGTCTGCTATTCCTGTTATCGTCGATGTTTCTACTCAGACTCTTAACATCTCAACTCGTCGAGGTCGCAACCTTTTGCAGGATCAATACGAGGCAGGTTCAGCGACTATCCGCATCGTTGATCCGAATGGTGATTTCAACCCACAAAACACAGCTAGTCCTTACTTTGGCCTATTACAGCCTCTTAGAAAGATACAGGCATCTGCTATCTATGGCGGCGTAACCTATGGGCTATTTGGCGGCTACATCACAGAGTTTCGATACACCTATCCAACAGGGCAAGAAACAGGTTATTGCACATTTATCTGCTATGACGCTTTCCGCTTAATGTATAACTCGAATGTCACAACTGTCACAGGTGGCACAGCAGGTCAGACAACTGCACAGCGCGTTCAATCTATCCTTACCATGATTGCATGGCCGCCAGCCTTTACCAGCATTGGCACAGGCGCTACAACATGCGTGGCAGACCCTGGCACAACTCGCACAGTTCTTGAAGCAATCCAAACTGCTGAGTTCACAGAACAGGGCGCGTTCTACATCGATGAGAATGGCGTTGCAACCTTCAAGGGCAGACAATTTGTTTATGACGCACAGAGCGCCCCAGCGACTATCTTCAATCAAACTGGCACAGGCATTAACTATGCAGGAATTACCTTTGCCTTGGATGATAAGACAATCGTGAACAAAGCAACTGTGACCCGAATTGGTGGCACAGCACAGACTTTCTCTGATGCCACATCTATTGCCCAATACTTTACACGATCCATTACAGCTACAGATATGCTTATGCAATCAGACGCGAATGCACTTGCGCTAGCAACGGCCTATGTCGATAGCCGCAAAGAAACTTCCATTCGCATTGAAACAATTACTTTGGACTTAGTGACTCCGAACTACACAACAGGGGTCACAGCAGCTCTTAGCCTTGACTTCTTTGACACAGTAGACATCACCAATGAGCAACCTGGTGGATCGACTATCCAGAAGAAACTTCAAGTGCAAGGAATTGCTCACAACATCACCCCTAACACATGGAGTACCACAATCGCCACGCAGGAGGCTTTACTCGATGTTATGTACTAGAATTGACCCTATGAAAGAGGTGTGCTAATGGCTGTCGGACTTCCGCTTAAAACGACTTATGCGAATGGAGATGTCTATTCCGCATCGGATGTTAATGATACTAATGGCACAATTAACCTATTGCAGACAAGCACACTATCTGTTGCGGGCGGCAAGAATCGCGTTGTAAATGGTGGGATGGATTGGTGGCAAAGAGGCACATCCTTCAACTTTGCTAATACATCATCAAATTATTCTGCCGACAGATGGGCTGCTATTAGCGCAACTGTTGGAACAATGACTCGCCAAACAACAAGCGATACGACAAACCTTCCTAATATTCAATACTGCGCAAGAATACAAAGAACAGCAGCGCAAACAGGCACATCTGCTATCGGTATTTATCAATTCTTTGAAAGTGTTAATGCTATTCCTTACGCTGGTCAGACTGTAACTTTATCTTTCTACGCTCGCAGAGGTGCTAACTTCTCAGCGACATCAAATGCGTTATCTGCAAATCTTTATACTGGTACAGGAACAGACCAAAATCCTTTTGTGGCTTACACAGGAAGTGCTAACCCAATTACAGGAACAGCCACCCTAACTACAACTTGGCAGCGTTTTACCTTTACTGGAACTTTAGCGGCAACTGCTACTGAACTTTATATCTCACTTGGATTTACTCCAACAGGTACAGCAGGAG